GGCGAACCTTTTAACCCAGACGGCCACGACGTCGCCTACCTTTTGGCTGGCGGTTTCATTGTCGAGAAATCACACACTAAGCCCGCAAAATCTGCTAAAACAGAAGCAGAAGAAAACCCCGAGGAGTGAACCCCATGGCAACCAGTACCTATCTCTCAAACCCAAACGTCCTTATCGGCGCGGTTGACGTGTCAGACCAATGCACAAGCGTGACATTGAACTACACGGTAGAAGCACTCGAAAGCACCGCATTTGGTGGCACTGCTCGCGTTTACACTGCTGGCCTACAGTCCAACGAACTTACGTTGACAATGTATGCGAGCTACGCATCAAGTGAGTCTTACGCAACATTGTCACCACTGGTCGGTACACAAATTGCAACCATTATTGTTTCGCCAGCTGCACCAGCAACACCCGGCACGTACACCGCAACTAACCCAGGCTTCACTATCTCGGGCGGATATTTAGAAACGCTGCCAAGCATGAACGCGTCAATGGGCGAACTAGCCACCATGGATATTGTTATCCGCGGCGGCATTTACACCGTAGACGTAACCTGATAACAACTAACCCGAAAGGTAGCCCGACATGCAATTACGGCTAAAAGTACAACGACAAAACGAAGACGCCTACGAGGTAACCACTAACCTCGCCGTCATTGTCGCATGGGAAAGGCGTTTCAAGCGTCGCGCCAGTGACCTAGGCTCGGGCGTTGGCATGGAAGACTTAGCCTTTATGGCTTACGAGGCCAGCCAACGCTCCGGCATTATCGTGCCCGCATCGCTTGACGCGTTCATTAACACCATTGAGAACCTAGAAGTAGTAGACAGCGAGCCGGCAACTTTTACCGTGCCGGAACTATCCGGCGACAGTTAGCAGAGCTTCTATTACACACGGGCTGGTGGCCCCCAAGTGTAGACTTTGAGTTAACAGACTTAGCCACCGTTATAGATGTACTTGAAAGGCAGCGTAAAAAAAATGCCCGCTAGCGCGTCTTATCAGGTTTACGGTATCCAAGAAGCCTTAGCGGAAATTAACAAAGTTGACCGCGTTTTACGCCGGCAGATTACTAAAGACATTCAGTCGGGCGCTGGTACTCGACTTGTGACTGCGGCGCGCTCGTTTATTCCAACGGCCCCGCCGTTGTCGCGCATGGTTAATGGCAACATGATTAAAGGCCGCGACGGTACCGGGTGGAAACGCGAGCGCGTCCTAGCTGGTATTCGCACCGTGGTAGGCAAACGTGGCCAGCGTGCCCGCACTGTAAGGTTCTCTAACGGCTCTACAGCCGATTTTAAGGCGACGCAATACCAGTTGCTTGTACTACAGCAGCGCGACGCTGCCGGCGCAATCTGGGACCATGGCGGCATACAACGTGGCGGCCAGTTTGTGACAAACCTTATCGCTGAAGGCGAAGCCGTCGGCCCACGTACAGCGCCCCGCGCATTACAACCAGCTGCCAAAAGTGTGCTACCCGCTGTCGAGGCTGAAGTAGACAAGATAGTGGAGCGCGTTATGACTATTGTTAACCGTAACCTAGTAACAACGAGAGCGCGCTAATGGCTATCAACATTCCGATTATTTCAAGCCTGAACACTAAAGGTTTTGACGCAGCCAAAAAAGAGTTTGCCAGTCTGCAAGGTTTCGGCGCTAAGTCTGGGTTCCTGCTACAAAAAGCAATGCTGCCCGCTGCCGGCGCTGTCACCGCATTGGCTGGCGGTCTCGGTATGGCCGCCAAGGCAGCAGCAGCAGACGAAAAAAGCGCAAACCTTTTAGCCCAACAATTAAAACGCACACTTGGCGCTAACGATGAAGTAACGGCCAGCATGGCTAGGTTCGTAGACCAGACGCAATTAGCCACAAACGTGACCGACGACGAACTTAGGCCGGCTTTGTCGGGTTTGGTGAGGTTCACAAAAGACGCTCAAAAAGCCCAGGACCTTTTAACTTTAAGTGTCGACACGGCAATAGCAACCGGTAAGGATTTAACCGCTGTCAGCACCGCTATTGGGCGTGCGTACGACGGCAATTTTACGAGCTTAAAGAAGTTAGGTATCCCGCTCGACGACAACATAATTAAAACAAAAGACTTTGCGGCAGCACAAAAAGCGTTAACCGACCAATTTGGTGGTGCGGCAGCTGCAAACATGAACACTTTTGACGGCCGCCTAAAGAACGTCAAGATACGTTTTGACGAGTTCGTAGAAACCGTCGGCTACAAAGTCTTGCCCATTGTTGACTCACTATTACGGAATGTCACAAAACTAGTAGACGTGTTTGGTTCTAAAGGCTTAAGCGGCGTTCTTGATTCAATAGACGAACGGTTCAAGCAAGCGTCAACTGGTGCAGATGGGCACGTAACAGCACAAGGCAGACTTTATAACGGTTTAGTTCGTACCCGTAACATGTTTACCCGAATAGCAAACGGGCTAAAAGAGTTCTCGAATGACGTGTCATGGGGTAAAACCAATTTTCGTATCACCGAACTAAAAAACACTATCGGTACAGACTTTAGAAAACAGGTAGATTTCTCAGTCAACTCGATGCGCGAAATGGCTAAGGCCATGAACCTTGTATCGGTCATGGGGCCAGTCGCTTCGCGGTCGCTATCAGAGTTTCGCAAATACGCGCTTGACATGGCACCAGTACTAGCCCAAGAACGGTTAGACAAAATGGCAGCAGCTGAAGAAGCCGCCGGCAAGGCAGCCACGGCAGCCGGCATTGCTAACGATAAAGCCAAAGAAAAAGCGGCTGCACATACCGCCAAACTTAAAAGGCAAGCAGAGGCAGCCAAAGAAGCAGCCAAAGCTCTGGCAGAGGATTACGCACGCGCTTTAGAAAACGCTGTGCAGCTCGTAAAAGATAAGTTTGCGCCGGCGCTTATGCGCGCCAATGAGCAACTGACCAAGGCAACCGACACCTACAACGACTTCTACAAAGCAACTGGCGACGTGGTGCGCGGCATATTTAATGTCGGCGACGCTTGGACTACAGCAGCAGACAGTAAAGGCGCTAAAAACTTTTTTGGTGTACTCGACGAGCAAGCCGCCAAGGCTGGCAAACTTTCCACCGGCATCGAGAAACTCATTGCAGCCGGGCTAGACGACCCCGCACTACTCAAGTCCATTCTTGACTCTGGCGCAGACGTAGGCCTAGAGATTATTAACGGTTTGCTTGCCGGCGGTAAAGCTTCCATAGACAAACTCGTGGGCATTTCTGGAACAGTTAACGCGGCCGCCGACCGTATCGCCAAACTAACGGCCGATAAATGGTTTAAGTCGGGTGTTGACCAAGCCCAAGCCATTGTGAACGGTGTTAACAGCGTCATAGAAAACACCGAGTTTCTACTGAAGTTTGCTGTCGACCCCGCCGGCGTCGCGGCTATCGGCGAACAGTTCAACAAAAACCTTGGCACCGTCATGGGTGGCGGCACCCCGCAGCTACAAACAAACCCATTTGGGCCAGTGCTTGGCAGCATCAACGCAACCCCAAACATGGACGGCACCCGCGTAGCAAACGAAACAACGAACGTGACCATCAACGTAAACGGCGGTGACCCCAACGCAACAGTAAGCGCGCTACGCGCCTACATGCGGCAAAACGGGGCAGTACCCATAAAGATAACTAACCCGTAATGGCTTTACAGACCTACACCGTTTCTTACTCACTGGCAGCCACACCCAGCACGATAGTTACTTTGTCTAACGTCGTCTCGTTTGCCATGAAATGTGGCAGAGAAAAACAACTAGACGACTATTCAGCAGACACCGCCCAGCTCGTAATCCGTTACCCGACTGGCTACGCCAGCCCAATAACAGGACTTGTACCTGGTTCACTTATCCGCGTTAAACACGACGCTTCTAACGAATTTGTTTATGCCGGCTATATCTCGGGCGTCAGTGTCAACTATGGCATACCGTACGCTGGCGGTGTTGGTAACGCTGACTTTATTAACATTTCTTGCGAGTCTTACTATGCGCGGTTTGGGCGGCTTCAAGGTTTCAACCAAGCAATCTCGGGTGGCACTTTTACAACGGTTGCGACTGACATTGGCACCTACAGC